AAAAATGGTTTGTTTACGCCGCCAACTTATAGCCACATTTATAATCTATCTACCGTTCAGATGTCGAATGACAAAGGAACATGGTTTGGATGGGAAGTTGAAAAGATGGGCCCAGTTACAGATAAAGCAATCTATGACATGGCTAAATCTTTTGCACTGAGTGTAGGTAAAGGTGAAGTGGAAGCTAAACACGGATCAGAAGAAACTACAAAAAGTTCTTCAAACTACTAACCAGTATCCTAGGTAGTGGGCGTCTAAGCGAGAGTGGAAACGCCCACTTTTATTTTGTATGATAGAAAGATTTAAAAATATATTTTATGGATTAGACCGTGCACATGGTGTCACTTTAGTTGGTGAATCAAATGGTGATGGTAACAAGATTAAAGGTAAATCGTTTGTTAAACGAGAACCAGTCACAGATGAGTTGTGGCAAAAACATTTAGATGGTGCTGATAGTTTAGGTATTATACCAATTAATGACGACAACAAATGTAAGTGGGGATGTATAGACATTGACTCATACGCAGAGTTTGATCACAAAAAATTAATTAATAAGATAAAACAATTTCAATTACCACTAGTCGTATGTAGATCAAAGTCTGGTGGTGCTCATGTATTTTTATTTACAGAAGATTATGTATCAGCAGGTTTGATGCAAGATAAATTAAATGAGATTAGATCTGTATTAGGTTATGGTGGATCAGAAGTATTTCCAAAACAAAGAGAATTAAAATCAAAAGATGATACAGGAAACTTTTTAAATTTACCATACTTTAATTGTGGTCAGACAACAAGATACGCCTTTATGGAGGATGGTGAAGCTGCTAGTATAGATGCTTTTTTTGAACTCTACGAAAGACATAAACAACAAGACATCAGCAAGATAGAAATTAAAAGACCAGAGACACCATACTCTGATGGACCACCATGTATAGAATTAATGGCACAAAATAAAATTGGTGAAGGTGGTAGAAACAATGCACTATTTCATTATGGTGTATATGCAAAATCTAAATGGCCAGACAATTGGAAAACAAAAGTAATGATCTTTAATGAGTCTGCAATGCAGCAACCATTGTCAGATACAGAAGTACAAATAATTACTAAACAACATGAGAAAAAAGAGTGGGGTTATAAGTGTAATGACCAACCTATGTGTAGTTTGTGCGATAAAAAATTATGTAGGTCTAGAAAGTTTGGTATAGGTCAAGAGATAATATTTCCAAGTCTAACAGATTTACAAGTAGTTAACTTGGAAGAACCTTATTATTATATGAATGTAGATGGAGATAGATTATATCTAGACTCAGCAAAACATTTAGCTAATCAAACTTTATTTCAAGAAGAATGTATAAAACAATTAAGAATAAATCCACCAACATTAAAGACAGGTGATTGGAAAAAAATTACTACTGTATTATTAAGTGGTGCAGAAATTACAGAACCTGCAGAAGGTACAAGCACAAAAGATATATTAAATAATTACCTGGAAGATTATTGTGTAAACAGAATACAAAAAGACGACTACGAAGATCTACGTAATGGTGGTACGTACACTAAAGATGGTTATCATCACTTTGTATTTGATAACTTTTTTAACAACTATCTATCAAGAAAACATTGGAGAGTTCCATATCAAAGAACATCACAGATGTTAAAAGATGATTTAAAATGTACAACTAAACGGGTAGGTAAAACAAAAATATCTGTATTTGTTGTAGATAGATTTGATAAGAAAATAGAAACATATAAACCAAAACCATTTAAGAAAGATAATTATTAATGAGAACAGTAATTTATGGACCACCAGGTACAGGTAAAACACATACGTTGTTAAAAGAGGTAGAAATTTTTTTAGAATCAACACCACCAGATAAGATTGGTTATTTTACATTTAGTAAGAATGCAGCGGAAGAAGGTAAACAAAGAGCTGCTAATAAATTTAAATTATCTTTTAATGATTTACCATACTTTCAAACACTACATTCATTTTGTTTTCAACAACTTGGATTATCTAGAAATAAAGTTATGAAAGAAAAACATTACAAAGAATTAGGAGAGAAGATGGGACTAGAGATAGAAGGTACACAACAAGACGAAGACCATGACAGTGTATTCTATTCAAAGAATCCATACATACAATTAATAAACATAGCACGATCAAAAGAAATAGATCCTGTAAAGTATTATCATCTTACAGATAACCAACAGGTATCATTAAACAAATTAAAAATTATATCAGAAGAGTTAGAAAGATATAAATCAGAACATGGACTGATTGACTATCCTGATATGATAGAAAAATTTTTAGCTACAGGTGAAGCACCAAAACTACGTGTAATGTTTGTTGATGAAGCACAAGATTTAAGTTTAATACAATGGAAGTTAGTAAGACAAATGGAAGAAGCATCAACAGATTCTTTTATTGCAGGAGACGATGACCAAGGTATTTACAAATGGAATGGTGCACACGTAAACACATTTATAAATTTAGAAGGCACAAGAAGAATATTAGAACAATCATACAGAGTGCCTCAAAAACCTTTTGCTCTTGCAAATAAAATTATAAAGAAAGTTAAAAATAGAGTAGAAAAAAAATATTATCCAAAAGATGAAGAAGGATCTGTAAATCGTTGTCAAAGTTTACATGATGTAGATTTTACAAAAGGTAAATGGTTAGTATTAGCAACAGCTAACTATATGTTAGGAGATATTGGAGATGTGTTAGATGAAAAAGGATTGTACTGGCAAAGAAGAAAAGCCACACCAAGAGTAAAAAACATATACGAAATTATACAGAAGTGGAATGAGTTAAAAAAAGGTGTACCTCTTCACTTTAGTGATTGTAAAAAAATTTTTAACAAGATGAATAAAAACTGGGACAAGAACCTATTTAAGGCTATGGTAAAAGATCAGGTTTATGACATAGATACATTGAAAGATAAATATGGATTACAGACAGAAGCAGACTGGTTTGAGGCATTAGATGAATTAGGAGACGAAGACATTAGAAAGATATCAAAACTAATAAAAGCAGGAGAAGATTTATCTGGTACACCAAGGATAAGTATCTCTACAATACATGGGGTAAAAGGAAACGAAAGAGAGAATGTAGTAATTAACACAGAACTATCTGGAGCAGCTTATGATGCATATCAAAAGAATCCAGACGATACACACCGATTGTTTTATGTTGCGTGCACAAGAACAGAAAAGAACTTATATATAATCGAACCACAAAAAAAGAAAGCGTACAATCTATGACAAACAAAGATATACTAAAAGGACCTACATATAATTCATTGGAAGAACAGGTAGGTGGAAAACACTATCGTTCAATGAAGATTCAACCCGCAGAATTTATAAATGAAAACAAATTGCTTTTTGCAGAAGGCAATGCTATAAAATATATCTGCAGGCATTCTATGAAAGGAAAAGAAGAAGATATAAATAAAGCAATACATTATTTAGAAATGATATTAGAGAGAGACTATTCATGAAACCTGTATTCAAACCACAAACAGAGTGGCTACCACCAGAATCTTTTCCTGACTTATCGAGTTATAAAGAAATAGCTATTGACTTAGAAACCAAAGACCCAGATTTAAAATCAACGGGTTCAGGTTCAGTCATTGGTAATGGTGCAGTAGTTGGAATTGCTGTAGCTGTAGAAGGTTGGTCCGGATATTATCCTATCGCACATGAAGGTGGTGGTAACATGGATAAAAAGATGGTCATAAAATGGTTTACAAATGTACTAAATACACCCGCAATTAAGATATTTCACAATGCAATGTATGATGTATGTTGGATTAGGTCTATGGGCCTTAAAATTAATGGGAGGATAGTAGACACCATGATTGCTGGCTCTCTCGTGGACGAGAATCGCTTTCGATACGATTTAGGTAGTTTGGGTCGTGATTACGTTGGAATTGGTAAAAATGAGGCCGTATTAAAGGAAACTGCAGCGCATTGGGGCATAGATCACAAGGCAGAGATGTATAAACTACCTGCAATGTATGTTGGAGAGTATGCTGAACAAGATGCAGTACTAACTCTAAAATTATGGGAAGAAATGAAAAAACAAATTGTACATGAAGACGTACAATCTATTTTTGATATGGAGACTGAGTTGTTTCCTTGTCTGGTCGATATGCGTTTCCTAGGGGTGCGGGTAGACGTGACAGCAGCCAGTCAATTAAAAAAAGAACTAACCAGAAAAGAAGAATCACTATTACACCAAGTGAAACAAGAAACAGGAGTAGACACTCAGATATGGGCTGCACGATCGATTGCACTAGTTTTTGAAAAACTAAACCTACCTTATGATAGAACTGAGAAAACATCAGCTCCTTCCTTTACTAAAAATTTCTTGCAGAATCATCCTCACCCATTGGTGAAAAAGATTGCTCAGGCTAGGGAGATTAATAAAGCTCATACTACATTTATTGATACCATATTAAAGCATTCACATAAAGGTAGAATACATGCTGATATAAACCAATTAAGATCAGATAATGGCGGAACTGTGACAGGCAGATTCTCGTACTCAAATCCAAATTTACAGCAAATTCCAGCTAGGAACAAGGACCTCGGACCTTTGATTAGGGCCTTATTTGTGCCCGAGGAGGGCCATACATGGGGTTGCTTTGACTATTCACAACAAGAGCCACGTCTTGTAACACACTATGCTAGTCTAGATGATTTATATAAAGTAAATGAAGTTGTTGATGCATACAATGATGAACCTAATACAGACTTTCATAAGATTGTTGCTGACATGGCAAACATACCTAGATCACAAGCTAAAACAATTAACCTTGGTTTGTTTTATGGTATGGGTAAAAATAAATTACAAGCAGAGCTAGGTGTATCTAAAGAGAATGCTGACGATTTGTTTAGAACATACCATGACAAAGTCCCTTTTGTAAAAATGTTAATGGAAAGTGTAATGAGAAGAGCACAAGACCGGGGTCGAGTTAGAACTTTACTTGGACGTAGATGCAGATTTAATTTGTGGGAGCCAAATCAGTTTGGGATACATAAAGCATTACCTCATGAAGAAGCGCTCACGGAACACGGACCAGGGATCAAAAGAGCTTACACTTATAAAGCTTTGAATAAATTGATTCAAGGATCAGCAGCTGACATGACAAAGAAAGCAATGATAGAATTATATAAGGAAGGTATTATACCGCACATACAAGTACATGATGAACTTGATATATCTGTTGAGAATCCTGAACATGCAGAAAAAATAAAAGATATTATGGAAAAGGCCGTAAGTCTTGAAGTTCCTAATAAAGTAGACTATGAATCGGGACCCAATTGGGGAAATATAAAATGAGGTTAAAATATGGCTTTCTTAAATGCAAACATTCCTGTACAATACGCGCAAATAAAAAAGGAGTATTTATATGACCTTACCAGACATGTGGGAGAAGTTGAAGACTGTATCATCTTCGGCATTACGAGTCTTACAGGACGTGCTATCCTATTCCATGCGATTATGGAAAATGGCGCTGTCTTCTATCGTCTCCCGATTAGCGCCTTCATTCAGCGAGGCTTTAAACCGGAAGAAGTTCCTAAACGTC